TCGAAGGGAACAAAAGTGGTGATAATTCTTTGCGTGACTGGTTTAGCAAGAGTCGCTCTAGTGATGGGAAGCCTGGTTGGGTTCAACTCGGTGGTAAATATGCAGGAAAACCCTGTGCAAAGCAACCCGGACAAACCACAAAACCAAAGTGTGGTTCAAGCAAAATGAAGCGTAACCTCAGTAAAAGCGAGGAAGATGCTGCATTTAGACGTAAGAATGCGAAAGATCCAAATCCAGATAGAAAAGGGAAGGCAATCAACGTGAAAACAGAAGAATTTACAACTCTACCATTACAGATTGAAATCCCAACAGAGATAAGAGATTTTAATCTTGGACTCATGTTCAGAGAAAGTCTGGATACAAATAGTGGAATGTTATTCATCTTTGATGAAGTAGCACAACAATCATTCCACATGAGAGAGACAAAGATTCCTCTGGATATCGCATTTATCAGAGAAGATGGAATCATCGAAAGTATCAAGCAGTTAGAACCAAATGATGAAACTGCTGTAGAATCTGATGGAGATATTCTTTGTGCATTAGAAGTAAATCGTGGATGGTTTGCGGAGAATAATGTAGAAGTTGGCGACGAAATTGATATTACAGAGGGTGAGAAGGATGCTTGTTATCATAAGGTCAAGTCTCGTTATTCGGTATGGCCCTCTGCATATGCTTCAGGAGCATTAGTTAAGTGTCGCAAAGTTGGTGCGAAGAACTGGGGCAATAAAACTAAGAAGGAGGGATATGATTATTCAAACTGGAGATCTGAGTTTAAACCAACAGAGTATGAAACAATTGATCTGATTACTCCCGATCCATTAGAACCAACTGAGGGTATTGGAAGTAAGATGCTTGGTGAGAAGTGCTGGCCTGGTTATAAGAAAAAGGGTATGAAGACGATGTTTGGAAAGAGATATCCAAACTGTGTCAAAGCAAATGAGGAGACAGACTGTTCTCATACTAAAAAAGGAAAGGATTGCCCAGTTCATGGTGCAGATGCTTGTCCTGATGATGTGGAAGAAGCAGTTCAGATCCCAAGAAAGACAGGCAACATTGTCGAAGTATTCTTGACCTGGCGGGGCAAGATGTTGATGATTAAGATGTTCTTCCCATCTGTGAAGAAACCAAGTCGTTCTGAAGTTCAGGATCAACTTGATAAGGTATATCCAGGTTCTAAGGTAAGTTCTTACAGAGTTTCTGACATCAAACCAGGAGAACAGTTTCTACAGACAGAAGGTGCTGCTTGGACAAAAAAAGAAGGTAAGAATAAAAGTGGAGGTCTGAATGAAAAGGGTAGAAAGTCGTATGAACGCGAAAACCCAGGAAGCGATCTTAAAGCACCTTCAAAAAAAGTTGGGAACCCTCGTAGAAAAAGTTTTTGTGCGAGAATGAGAGGTATGAAGAAAAAATTAACCTCTGCTAAAACTGCTAGAGATCCAGATAGCAGAATCAATAAGTCATTAAGAGCTTGGAATTGCTGATCGGTTTATGTCTGATAATGTATATCTTGGTAATCCTAATCTAAAAAAAGCAAATACTCCTATTGAGTTTACTCAAGAACAAATTCTTGAGTTTATGAAATGTAAGGAGGATCCCGTTTACTTTGCAAATAATTATATCAAGATTGTTTCTCTTGATGAAGGATTAACTCAGTTTCATCCATATGATTTTCAAGAAAAACTAATTAATAACTTTCATAATAATAGATTTAATATCTGCAAGATGCCACGACAGACTGGTAAATCAACCACTGTGGTATCTTATCTTCTTCATTATGCTATCTTTAATGATAGTGTCAATATTGGTATTCTAGCAAACAAGGCAGCAACAGCAAGAGAACTACTTAATAGACTACAGACTGCTTACGAGAACCTCCCTAAGTGGATGCAGCAGGGTGTTCTTGTGTGGAATAGAGGATCTCTAGAACTTGATAACGGTTCTAAAATCTTAGCAGCATCGACCTCTGCTAGTGCTGTTCGAGGTATGTCTTTTAATATTCTATTCTTGGACGAATTTGCGTTCGTTCCAAATCATGTGGCAGATTCATTCTTTGCGTCTGTTTATCCTACGATTACTTCTGGTAAAAAAACAAAAGTAATTATTGTATCTACTCCACACGGTATGAATCACTTCTATCGAATGTGGCATGATGCAGAAAGAAGCAAAAACGAATATGTTCCAACAGATGTTCACTGGTCCGAAGTTCCAGGTAGAGATTCTATATGGAAAGATCAGACAATTTCTAACACATCAGAACAACAATTCAAAGTTGAGTTTGAATGCGAGTTTCTAGGATCCGTTGATACTCTGATTGCTCCAAGCAAGTTGAAGTCTATGGTATATGACAACCCACAGACTCGAAATGCTGGACTTGATGTATATGCTTCAGTTGAAAAGGGGCATGATTATGTAATGACTGTTGACGTAGCAAGAGGAGTTGGTGAAGATTACTCTGCATTCATAGTTGTTGATATCACACAGTTCCCTCACAGATTAGTTGCCAAATATAGAAACAACGAAATCAAACCAATGTTGTTTCCCAATATCATCTATGAAGTAGCAAAGAACTATAATAGTGCATTCATTTTATGTGAAGTAAATGATATTGGTGATCAGGTAGCAAGTATCATACAGTATGACTTGGAATATCAGAATCTATTGATGTGTTCTATGAGAGGTAGAGCTGGTCAGATTGTTGGACAGGGATTCTCTGGTAAGAAAACACAACTTGGCGTTAAGATGTCTAAGACTGTTAAAAAAGTTGGGGCACTTAATCTTAAAACTCTGATTGAAGAAAATAAACTTATATTCTGTGATTATGAAATTATTTCCGAGTTGACTACATTCATATCAAAGAAAAACTCATTTGAAGCAGAGGAAGGTTGTAATGATGACCTTGCTATGTGTTTGGTTATCTATGCTTGGTTGGTCCAGATGGATTACTTTAAGGAACTCACAGATCAAGATGTAAGAAAGAGACTTTATGAAGATCAAAAAGATCAGATAGAACAAGACATGGCACCTTTTGGATTTATGAATGATGGACTAGATGATACTAGTTTTGTTGATAATGAGGGTGATAGATGGTTTACTGATGAGTATGGTGATATGGGTCATATGTGGGAATATAGATGATGAATATTTGGAAAGCGAAAAATAATTATGGATTAGAACTTAAGGAGGTATTATTTGACGACATTACATGGGGTGGTGTGCCTTGTAGAGAACTTCCGGATATGGCAAAATTTGAAAGATTTTATGAATTATTAGAGCAGGAAGAATTAGGAAATCCTTTATTGTTAAAAGGTAATGAATTGTGGAATGGTGGATTACGACTCAGAGTTGGGATTGAAAGGGGATTTGATGGTATTGATTGTTTTATTTCTGATGATGAGGAGTTGTTAAAAAAACTTACGATTGTTCAACAATCAGACGCACAAAATTATTTTTCCATCGATGCTCTAGAGCATTTAGAATTAATACACGTTAAAAAATAATGGATTTAGATGGGCAGATTAAGTTAGGACATCTACTACTTCAAGATAGAACTTGTAAAAAATGCGGTGAAACAAAAAACTTAGTTGATTGTTTTTACAGGACAAGAAAGGATAGAGGAGCAGTAGCATCATCATATTCTTATGAGTGTAAAGAATGCACTATCAAAAGAATTATGAATAGTAAAAAATCAAGCAATACTTGGGAATACCCGGATTGGTAGTTCGCGTCGTGTTTCCCCTGTGAAAAGTACCCTTTTGATAAATATTTTTAGATAAACTGAGATCACGGAGAAACAAACATGGCGACTCCTCAATTATCTCCTGGAGTACTGGTAAGGGAGGTTGACCTAACAGTAGGAAGAGCTGATAATGTTTTAGATAACATTGGTGGCATTGCGGCACCATTTGAAATTGGACCTGTAGAAGAGGTAACTAATATCCCTACAGAGCAAAGACTTCTGTCTGTATTCGGAGAACCAAAGGAAGCAGATAGTCACTATGAGTATTGGATGAGTGCATCGTCCTACCTCTCATATGGTGGTGTTCTTAAGGTAGTAAGAGCAGACGATGACGATCTGAAGAACTCGAATGCAGGTGTAGGAATTGCAAATACAACTACACTGAAAATCAAGAACTACGACGACTACGGTAACAACTACGAGTCAGCAACTGACTTCTACTATGCTGCTAAGAATCCAGGTTCTTGGGCAGATGGACTGAAGGTTTGCTACATCGACGACCTTGCAGACCAGACACTTGGAGTTTCGACAAACAGCGCAGGTGCAAACCTTGGACTTGCTGGTTTAGGTGCTACAGTTGGAATGGGTGTTACTGCAGCAATTTCTGGAGTTCTTCCAAATGCATCGACTGGTGGCACATCCTCTTTCACTGGATATCTGAAAGCAATTGTCACCGGAGTAAGCACAGCAACATCTGGAACCGCAAGTTCTATTGATGTAAAGATTGTTTCGAGAGTAGACTCCGCAGGAACAGAAACGAGAATTGATTATGCAGAGGGAGATGGATTCTCATCCTTCGATACTGCTGATACATTATTCTTCACATCTAATGCAGGAAATGTAACTACAGGACAAGCAGTAGCAACCGCAGTTGACTGGTATGATCAGCAGACTTTAGGTCTTACAAATTCCACAGTATACTGGAAGACTCTTGCTCCAAAACCAGGAACAAGTGTTTATGCTGATGAAAGACAAGGACATGGCGATGAACTTCACATCGCTGTTGTTGATGACAATGGAGATTTAACCGGAGTCAAAGGTAATATCCTTGAGAAGCACACTGGTCTTTCCAAAGCAACAGATGCTGTATCTGCTGTTAATGCTCCACAAAAGATTTACTATAAAGATTATATTAGAGATTTATCTACCAACCTTTACGCTGGTAAAAATCCTCTCGCTGCTATTGATGCTCATCATGGAACTGCCCCAACGGCAACTGGATTTACTGCCTATACTGGAGTAAAATCAGCATCCTTTACCGCAGAAGGTGGCGCTGCAAACCAAGGTGGAGTTGCACAAGATAAGCAATTCCTTTCTATCGGTAATAAGACTTATACCTTCGCAGGTGGTAATGATTACCAGAGCACTGGTGGAGATGGTTACAAGGCAGACCTTGGAAAACTTATTTCCGCATACGGACTCTTTAGTAATAAGGATGAAACCGAAGTTGACTTCTTAATCATGGGACCTGGTTGTGATACTGAAGCACAATCTCAAGCAAAAGCAAACTATCTTATCTCTCTCGCAGGAGCAAGAAAAGATTGTATGGCAGTTGTTGGTCCTCATAGAGCAAACGTTGTCAACATCACAAACACTGAGACTCAGACAACCAATCTGATTAACTATTTCAGCCCATTACAATCCTCTTCCTACGCGGTATTTGATTCCGGTTATAAGTATACCTTTGATCGTTTCAATAACAAGTTCCGTTATATTCCATGCAACCCAGATGTTGCTGGAATGATGGCAAGAACTGCTCTCAACTCCTATCCATGGTTCTCACCAGCAGGTCAGCAGAGAGGTGTTATTAATAACGCTGTTAAACTTGCTTACAACCCATCTAAGACTCAAAGAGATCGTCTCTATCCTAAGAGAATCAACTCCTTCATCACTTCGCCTGGTGCTGGAACATTCCTCTTCGGTGATAAGACTGCACTTGCTTATCAGTCTGCTTTCGACAGAATCAACGTTCGCCGCTTGTTCCTCACAATTGAGCAATCACTTGAGAGAGCAGCACAAGCACAACTCTTCGAACTCAACGACGAGTTAACGAGAGCAAACTTTAGAAACATTGTTGAACCATACCTCCGTGATGTTCAAGCAAAGAGAGGACTGATTGACTTCCTCGTTATCTGTGATGAGTCGAATAACACACCAGATGTTATTGATAATAATGAATTTAGAGCAGACATCTTCCTGAAGCCTGCCAAGTCGATTAACTTCATTACACTTACTTTCGTCGCCACACGTACTGGAGCAAGTTTCCAGGAAGTCGCTGGTAGAGTTTGATCATAATCATAAAATAACGGAGGATTTCTAAAAATGTCAAACTTACGCACGCTCACCTCTTTTAAATCCGCACTTTTGGGTGGGGGAGCAAGACCAAATTTATTCGAAGTTTCAATTCCAACATTCCCAGCAGCAGCATTACAATCTATTCCAAATCAAGAGTGGAATGCTGCTGCTCAAACGGATCTAAACTTCATGTGTAAGGCTGCCCAGTTGCCTGCATCTAATATTGCTTCTATCGATATTCCTTTTAGAGGTCGTACTCTGAAGGTTGCTGGTGATAGAACCATCGAAAACTGGACAATCACAATCCTTAATGATGAAGGATTCACTTTGAGAACTAAATTTGAAATTTGGATGAATGGTATTGCTAAATTGGATGACAATACTGGTGCTACAAGTCCAGCTGCTTATATGGCAGAAGCATACGTCTATCAGTTAGGTAGAGGATATGCTAAGAACAAGCATAGTACATCCAATGGAGGAGCAGGTGATGCTGCTGCTGAACCACCAGTAAAAGTTAAGCCTCTTAGATCTTATACTTTCCATTCCATCTTCCCAGTAAACGTATCTGCGATTGATCTCTCTTACGATTCGAGTGATACAATTGAAGAGTTTACAGTTGAGTTTGCTGTTCAGAGTATTTCTGCTAACGGAGCAACCGGTGAGACAGATCAGAACGGAGTAACAATCAACGGATTCTGATTGACTCTATTTTCTCTCCTAATAAATAGTAGAGATACAGTTTAGAGTTTAATAATGTCCAAATTATTTGGGTTCTCTATTGAGAATACTGAACCACTCTCACCATCAGTAGTCTCCCCCGTCCCTCAGTCAAATGAGGACGGGGTTGACCACTATATGAGTAGTGGTTTTTTTGGTTCCTACGTAGATATTGAAGGCGTATATAAAACTGAATTTGATCTCATCAAGAGATATCGTGAGATGGCGCTTCATCCAGAGTGTGATAGTGCGATTGAAGATATTGTAAACGAGGCAATCGTTTCTGATAGTAACGATACTCCTGTTGAGATTGAACTCTCAAACCTTAATGCTAGCGATGGTATTAAGAAATCTATTAGACAAGAATTTAAGCACATCATAGATTTACTGGATTTTAATAAGAAAGCACATGAAATCTATAGGAATTGGTACATTGATGGTAGACTTTATTATCATAAAATAATCGATCTAAAGAAACCTGAAGATGGTATTCAGGAACTTCGTTATATTGACGCAATGAAAATGCGTTATGTAAGGAAGCAAAAGAAGAATGAAAAGAAAGAACTAAATCGTCTCAATCCATTGAAGCAAGATCCAATGGATTATGATTTCCCAGAATTGGAAGAGTTTTTTATCTATAATCCAAAAGCGGGAATGGGTGGCAACCCAATGCAATCAAGTGCGAGTCAAGGTATTAAAATGACTAAAGACTCAGTAGCTTATTGTACATCTGGTTTAGTAGATAGAAATAAAGGATCAACGCTTTCATATCTTCATAAAGCAATCAAGTCTCTCAATCAACTGAGAATGATTGAGGATAGTCTCGTCATTTATAGACTTTCAAGAGCACCAGAACGTCGTATTTTCTATATTGATGTTGGCA